ACTTGCGAACTCGGTTATTGCAAATAAATCAGCAAAACCTTTTGGATTCATTGCTAAGAATCTATTGCCGTCTTCTGGCATATCATTAACACCAACAGTTTCAAACAATGATAGTACGTCAGCTTTTTCAAGAGCAGAACTTGTATCATGTATTTGAGTTGAGCTAGCACCTGCATCCATAGCAGTAATAAGTAACTCGTCAGTCTTACGACCTAGAGCCGCCGCCGCAGATTGTGCTATCGCCTGACGCTCATTGATGTTGGTTTTCAATTCATCCAACTTATCAATGTACTCAGCCGCATAATAATCTGCCATTGTGGCTTCTACTGTGGTGTGTGCTAATTCCATTGGAGTTACGTTACCATTTCTTGATTTGGTAGACGCTGTTCCTTTAGCAATCTTCTGAAAACGTACAACGCTTCCACTAACATTACCAACAGTTCTGACAGTATTCCGCAACTTAGACCCCATTCTTTGGTAAGCCATGTGAACATCTGATTCAAACTGCTTGATAAAAGCTGTATCAATACTATTCGCCATAGTATATCTCCTTATTTACAGTTAAATTTCACTTCATCTATACAGTTGTCTATCTAGGGTCATCTCATTGCGATTGTCCAAAGGGTCGCTCAATGGTAAATAGGCTGTGACTCTACAATATGTTTCACACTTTTTTCTTCTTTGCAACGAAAAAACTTCATAAACCTACCTGAACCATGCAAATACTTATGATTTACGTCAAAAAGAAAGCCACACCATATTAACCAACGCATAGTTCTTTTGTTTTCTTCAGGTACATAATTAAATATTACACGGAAATCTCCCTGTAAAACATCAATTACTTCAGGACATTTCCTTAGAAACTTACGATATTCTTTATACACATCATCAGTAGCAAGAAACCAAACTCTTCCTATATCATCATTCTCACGAACAACACCCATCATACCAATGGGAATACCCTTATTTAAAACAGTATAACTTCTGGAATCTTCCTCAGTAAATCCTTCTAACAATGCTTCATAAGGTGATAAGTCAAATAGAGAACACTCGTAAGCATCATCCTCACGAATGTTCTCAGCGATATGAGGTATATCACAAGCGAGACTCTTAACTAATGTTAGGTCTCCAATTTTATTTAAGATACTACGAGTAGAGTTTCTTCCAACCATCTTCAATCTGCTTTATAAAGGCAGGGTCTTGTTTTGTAGGATTCCAGTACTTAGGGTCTTTCATCATACTTTGTAAATCTCTTTCAGTTATAGCACCTGCTACACTACCATCACCAGAAGGAAGAGGAGTATCTTTCATTTCATTCATAATGTGTTCTAAAACCATTATGCCATCAGCAGTTTCACCTATCTTTACAATAGATTCATGCAACTTCTCTGGGAAATAGTTCTTAGCAAAGAGACCAACAGCTTCCGTTCTTTCCTTACCATTATCTCCAAGACGCTTTAGTTCATTATCATAATCAGGAGCATTAGCATTAATAGCATCAGCATACATTTGAATACCTTCTTCAAACTGCTCTTGATTGAATCCGTTATTAAAGGCATGGTCTGCCCACCATTGGAGCAATCCATTATCTACTGCTTCTTCTTCGTTGATTTCTTTCGGGAGGATGTAGTCACCACTTTTTTCTGGGCGATTTTCGTAACGCTTGGCTTCGGCTTCTGCCAAAACTTGCTCACGAATGTCTTTATCCTTTTGGCCCATCTTAGACTCAAGGCTTTCATACGATTTAACAAGGTCTTCTCCTGTCTTAAATTTCTCTGGCAACCATTCTGGTCGTGTTACTTCTGATGTTTCACGTGAAACATTTTCTTCTACAGTCTCTTGCACAGCTTCTTCAGCCATTACTTACTCCTTTCATGGTTAACTAATCTTCTTTCAATCAAACCTACAATATACCTCTGCCCTTCAGCATGACGTAGCACATCATTTGTTACTGCCGCACCATGCACGGCTTCTATAGTAATACTCTTTAAATAAGATAGTACTGCATTACCAGTAGGACTAGAAAATAAAGAATGTACGTTAGCGTTGATTTGTTTTTCTAAATCTTCAGCCCTATGGTATCCATCAATACCAATATTAGTCTGTTTACTCTGCGGCAATCTGCTGTTCTCCTTGCATTTGTTCCTGTTGCATTTGCTGTTGCTGTTGCATCTGTTGAATCTGTTGCAGTTGCTCAATCATCTGCTGTCTTTCACCTGCATCTCTAATAAGGGTATCTGGTATTCCAAACTTCCTTGCTAGATGTGCGGCTGATTCTTCAGAATTAATTAAGATATTCAACATCTCAGGGCCAAATGTACCTCCCACAAGTTGCAGGAATCTAGCCATTGCTGAAATATCTTGATTTGCCTGTGCCTGTGAAAGTGGAGAAACGGAACGAACCTTTACTTGCCTACCATTAATAGTAGGAACCTCAATTCGACCTTGTTTCTTTAGTATGTATACTACTCTTTGTAGTACTGGTTGCACTAATTCTGCTTGCAATCTTCCAAATGCAGAACCAATACGTCTTGATAAGTCAGCCATACGCTCCGCTATTTCAGTAGCAGTAGCAGGAGTTCTATCTGGATTACCAAGCATGTCATTATACAAGGCTCTCTTAATATTAAGCCTCATATCTGAAAGAATTAAGTTGGCAACATCAAAAGAACCTGCGGCTCTTATAGGTTGTAACCCCATAGAGTTAGGTGCTTTAGGTATAACAGTTCCAGGAACTAGAGATATAGTATCTGGGTTTACAATACCATCATCATCCATCTGGTATATCCCAGATATAGCCATCTGTGCGTTTTCAAGTATGAGTTCAATAGTAAGATTAGTAGTTTTAATAGCACTAAGAGCATTAATTAACGGACCTCGACCATAAACTTCCCCTGCACATTTAGACCAACGGAAACATATAAAAGGATTAGAACCTAAACCTTTGAATGTATCCATCTTTATGCAAGTCTTACTTGTAGTATCTATAACATATAGAAGAAATACATCTTCGTTTACCTGACTGTAATCTCTGCAAACAACTTCAAGTATTTTTGTTTTTCTGTCTGGCTGTGACTGCATATACTGCTGAATTTCAGAGCCAAAGCTACCTTTTGGGTATAGAATAGGAAGGTCTGAATAACGAACCTGCCGTTCTCTGTACACATGGTCTATCTTATCATCAGGGCCAGTATCTAAAACTACATGAGGTAAAGGAATAGCAGAAAAGATAACAGGATGAACAGCATCACCTTCTTGTACATGAAGTATTCCTGTACCCACAGCCAAATCCATAAAACTTTCGTGAACCTCCTGTCCAAAATTAGAGTTCTGAATAACTTCAAATACATATTCAGTAACTTCATCAAGTTGGTTATTAACACTATCCCTCTCTTCCTTTGGGACTTCGCTACCTGCGGTAAAATCTGCCCATCTTGCAAAGTTAGGAACTAAACCCTGCTGTAATCTGGATGCAAATTCCTGAACACCAACAACAGCAGTCTCGTCAAATATCTTATCATCCCTTCTTTCGCCTACGGCTTGGGTGTAGAAGGATTCTCTCTGGGGAAGAGCATACTCATAACACTCTTCAAACAAATCTTCAAAGTGTTGCCTGTGTGCTTTCGCCTTTTCGTACTTACTAAGGTACTGCTTAGCTACTTTATCATCCATGTGTTACTCTATTCCACCAAGATACTTATTAAAGTAACCAATACCACCACCAGTACCAGTTAATAAAGAACGTCTACCAGTACCACCTCTACGTTTCTTTATTTGCTTTTCAACAGCCTGTTGTTTTAACTGTTTTGTTTCTTTAGCCGCTTGGAACTCCTGTGATTCCTGTTCAGCTTCTACCTCTGGGTCTGGCTCTGGCTCTGGTTGCCTACTTCTACCACCTAAACACATAACAGTCTCCTTTTACATCCTTGCCCATAGACCTTCTCGTCTGGGTTTTTTGTTTTGCTTTCTAAAAACATCAAAGCTACCTCTAGCATTAAACGATTTTAATGGTGTTTGTCCAGAAATTAATTGTCTTCCTTCTCCTGCACCTAACATTAAGTACTGTAAAGCGTCATGAATGTGGGAAAACATGTTCTTTTCTGGTTTATCATCATACCTTTCTCCTGAAACCTGCATACGTCTGTAGGAATACCCACCCTGAAATCCCTT